AAAAGATTTTGTTATCGCCAAAGGTGCGCCCCAGGAATTCAAGGATTCGCAAGATCAAATCGAAGAAGCCGAATCCCGTTTCCGTCGTCGAGAGATTATTCTGGATGACGCCACCAAAGGAAGCCTTGAACAGAAGCTTCGCCTGATTATACAGGGTTGGCGTGAAGATCGGTCGGTGCTACGAACCAAGCTTCGTGAATGGAACGATCTTTACGAAGGCGTTACGACCATAACAGATTTTCCCTGGATCGGCGCTTCCCACGTTCACATCCCTATCCCTAAGATCAAAATTCGAGAGATCAGATCGTCCATTGATCGTTCTACGATGCGCCCGGTTCCCTTTCTCCATGCGACCTTTTCCGGTCCCCGTGATTTGTTCAAGGAATCAAAAGATTTCGTCAATAATATCGAGAACTTTGTTGAAGACAAGATCAAGAACGTTACAAACATACACCGCGTCTTAACCGATTCGCTTATCCCGATTATGAGAGACGGGACTTGCGCGGTGCAGATTGTTTGGGACACGGAATGGGAAGGGGTTTTCGATTTTAAAACATACGAAAAAGGTTCTGCTGAATTTACAAAAGATTACCCTAACGCGAAAAACGCCGGGATTTCCGAAAAGAAATACAACCAGATCATCGATCAACTTAATTTAGGCCAGCCTTTCGAAGTTCGATACGAATATGAAGTGGCAACCTATGATGCCCCACGTGCTTTTATTGTTCCCCTGATCGATTTTATCTATTGGCCTATCTTTGCAACGGATTTAAGCGAAACCATTCTTCATGGAAAACGGGTCTGGAAAAATCAATTGGAACTTGAGGATATGATGGCGATGGGGAAATTTACCAATGAACAACAGGTGATGGATACCCTGGCTGAATCCGGTGACGAACGGGTGGATGAAGAACTGAGAACGTCCCGGGACCAGATTGAAGGAATTTCGCGTCAAAAGAATAAGCAGGACGCCAAAGAATTCGAATTTTTTGAATTTGTTCTTCGGATGGCGCTCACTGAAGAAGACAAGAGGATGAACCGGAAGAGAAAATATCTTTGCTGGTATCGAGAAAAGAACGGCCAAATCTATAATATTCAACCCTATCCGGTTCGGAAAGGGAAAGATTCCTATTTCCCCTTGCGTTTTGTTAGACGAGACAACCGTTTGCTTGGCATGTCTTTTATGGACGATATCGCTGATCTTTCTCTCGAAATCGACATCATCCATCGTCAACGAACCAATTCCCGGACCATTACCCATGTTCCTTCTTTTAAAGCAAAATCCTCAGCCAAGGGTCGTTTTGACCCATCAGATCGAAAACTCCGATTCCGGCCTGGGGTGGTTTTTTGGCTCAAAGATATCGAAGATGTCATTCAATTCGATATTCGTCCGGTTGATCTGTCAGGTTCCGTGGAGGATGAATTGCTCCTGGTCAATTTCATTGATCAGGTTTTAGGTACGATTGGCCAATCGGGCCAAGGGAATATCATTGATCCCAGTGCACCGGCTCGAAAAGAACAGCAGCAATTGCGTCAATCCACCAATCGGTTGGATGATTATGTGGCGGAACTCTTGCCTACCTTTTCCAAAATCGGTCAACACATCCTAGACCTGTATTATCAATTTGGTCCGAATCGGATCAAGTTTTACGTGGAAGAAAAGGATGGGGCGCTGATCGAAGAATCCATCGAACGAACCAAATTGTTTAATCCGAACGTCATGTTTCGTGTGAATGGAACCTCTGTCTTCGCCTCGCCCGAACTCGAATTCCAGCGTATGTTTGAGATTGATGGTATCATTGCGCAAAATCCCGTTACAGCCCAAGATGCCCGAATTCGCAGGAATTCTCTTAGTCGGTTGCTTCGTTCTGGCCGGGTCCAGGATGTTAAGGAACTCCTCCCTCCAGAGGAACAAGTGGATCAACAGTCTCCGATCGAGTCCGAAGAAGAAAAAGATCGACAGAACCGGCGTCAAGCGCAAGAGCAAAAAGAATCCGCTCGTCTTGCCGAACAAAAATTGAATTTACAGGGTGGCCTAGAGAAAGAAGCCTTGAAAGCGGAAGGAAATCTTGCGGTGGCCCGAACCCAAAATGGTAACGTTCCACCCGGTGGAACACCGCCCGGTGGAACACCGTCCGGTGGAACACCGCCCGGTCCAGCCGGATCGAGTGGTGGTCTTCCTCCAACGGGATGACTATCCCAGGGATGACTATCCCACGTTAGCGGGTTAATAAAAAGAGGTAATAAAATGCCACATAAAATTGGTGATCCAAAATCGATAAGCACCACAAAAGAATCTATAGCGTACTACGAGAATTTAATCCTTCAGATCAAAGCCGTAAAACGCGGGGACTCGAATTCGATTAAGATGGGGATGGAAGCGATTCGTGAACTGGAATTTGACGCAGGCTTCAAAAAAGATCAACATTTGGAATCAGGAGATCCCGTGCGGGCGATTAAAGCGCATGGTTGCCAGCAGATGCAAAAAGCGTATCAGAATATTATCACCCTTTTTGAAAAGCCCGATAATATGATTGATACCTATCAAAGCGAGATTAAAAGACTACAAGAATACATTGACAGATATGAGCCAAAACAACCTAGCGTACAGTAATAAAAAGCCAAAATTTTGCTATGATTGCGGAAGACCGTTATTCAAATTTCATGGTTTAAAGATTGAGGGGACTTGCATTTTCTTAAAAATCGACGTATCCTGTAAAAGAGAACCGTGCTTATCAAATGGCACGGCCAACAAAACGGTTGATCTAAAAATAGATCTCACAGATTTTAAAAAGACGGAACTGTTAGAAGTCCCGGCTTAAAGCGCGTTAAAGCGTAATCTATAAAAGGGCAATAAAGCTCGATCATGCTGCACCCATAAGGGATGACTATCCCAAGGGGTGAGGTGTGACCGAGCTTTTTTTATGCCTAAAGGGAAAAGAGGTGAACTATGCCAGTTGCATTAAGATCAGAATTAGAAAGTAATCCGAACCCCAGCCCGGCACCGCCGGTACCGGTATCGCCGCCGAATCCGACGCCGCCTGCGCCGGTTGTTCCTCCTGTCCCTGATCCAACGCCACCGAACCCGGTTCCATCTTCCGAAACACCCGAACAAAAAGCGCATCGGCTTGAAATTGAAAATGCCGAGTTACGCGGGAAGACCTCTGTTTTAGAAAAACCGCCGGAACCCAAACCAACGGAACCGGTTCCTTTGCCTCGGTCTCAAAAAGAAATCCAATGGGAACAGACAAAAGGTCTTGTTAACGGCCATATCAATTCCATGTCTGATGGAGATTTCGAGAATCATTACAAAGTTAGTAAAGCAACAGCTCAGGGACAGATTGTCAGCGGTGATCAAACAATTGCCACTGAAAAAAACACGGAACGGACCACAAAAATTGAGGCTGAGAACAAATTGTACGCCAAGTATGGGCCGGAATATGCTGAGGTGGCCGATGAAATGAATTCCATCCTCATGGAGGCTGCGCCAGAGGTTCGATCCGATCCCGTTCGATTAGCAAATTATCTGGAACGTCAGTTTAAGGCGATCCGAAAACCAAAGAAAGAACCACCCCGGACTTCACCCGCGCCCCCTTCAGGAGATTCTATGAATAGACGAATAACAAACTTCGATACCCCCAATCCGATTCCGGCTCCACCCTCGGTTCCCGGTGTTCCAAAGGTTACACCGGTTGATCCCTCTATTTCTCATATTTTAAACGGTTTTTCCGATGGGAATAGAATTACGTCGGAAGAAGAACGGAAACAATATGAAAGCCCGAACATCCGAATGGATTTAGGGAGATCGGGAGGCAAAAATGTCGTTTTCAGAGATCCGAAGAAAGGGTTCGAGAGGGTTTGACCCCGGATTTGGTTCGGCTGAATTTCCGTCACCCACGGCGGGCGAAGGAACCCGGATTGACCGAAGCCGTGGGATTGACATCGAGCAACGGAGCCCAAGAGAATTTTTCTATCGGTGTCAGCAATGTGGGTTCCTACTCTTGAGTAAACGAGTTCCATCTCAAGGTGGAAATCCAAATGGTGATGCAGGGGTGAGAAAAGTGGATCGGGGTGGAAACATCATTGATCCTGTGAACAAAAAAGGCTTTTGTCATTTTTGTGCGACACCCAATAGTAGAAAGGGATAATTATCCCAGGGAGGGTATTAATATATGGCTAAAGTAATCAGCGGATATGCCGGAGGCGGAGGGAGCCTGAATCGGCGCGGTTCCCTTGTTGAGCGGGCGGCTGAAGATTTGGAAGCCAAGCTGAATGGCGCGAAAGTTCAAGCAATCGCCGCTTATCCAGATGACGCCGGTCTTCATTTAATTGCGGTGTGTGAAGGGGATTCCATAGAGAAACCTTCAGCATCTATAAATAAGAAAAAAGGAGGTAGATAACTATGGTTATGCGTGTTATAAGCGGCCACAACCCGGTTATGGTGAGAATGCCGATTTCAGGCGCCGGATCAGCGATTGGCGATGGATCACTCATCACAAAAGGATTAACAGGAAACCTCGGAAGAGTTGTGGTATCTCCTGCCGATGGAGTTGATTCGATTGGGTTCTTAAGAGGAGCCCATGCAACTGTCGACGATTCCCTGTTGAATGGGACGGTCTGGACGTTTGCGGATATTGAGTTAAATGATGACCATAAAATAGTTGAGGTTGAATACGATCAGTCTTCGGCGGATATCGATGTTGCTTCTGTTTCAACGGTAACTGTGACCATCACAAGTCTTGAAGATAACATTGATGGGGCATGGTTCTATTCTACGTCCGGGACAGTTCCTAGCTTATTGGCTTTTGCGGTGGGCTCGGCTTCCGGGAACTTCACATCTAAGACAGCAACCGGATGGGATGCAACCACTGACGTTATTAAGATTCTTCCGATTGGTCACCACCTTGCTTTTCTGAATGGTGAATCGGACGGTTTTGATAGCCAGGCGGCTGTTGGGACTTTCACGATGTTTAATTTGGAGAATTCGTTTCAAGATGATACTCATCCAAAAACATTATTGAATCCAGTGATCCACGATAACTTAACGCTAAGTAATGCCAGGTTTTATTCGAAGATTTTAATTCGAAATACAGCCGGGCATACAGTCGACTAAAGGAGGAATGAACTATGGCTGTTGTAAATGAGGCGCAATTCAGTAACGCAGTAGAGCCTGGTCTCAAGAAAGTCTTCACCAACTCCTTTAACGAGGAAGCCGAAATGTCCCTTGTGGGGGCCATGTACAATACGGTCCAATCGGAGAGGGCAAATGAGGATTACTTAGAGATCGAGGACATAGGAAATATGCCTGAATTTACCGGTGATTTGACGTACACCGAATTCAAGCAAGGAAACTCAAAAACGGTTACACCGACGGAATATGCTTTGGGCTTGAAAATCCAACGCAAATTCTTCGATGATGACCTGTATGGAATTATCGAGCAGATCGTTCGACAAATGGGAACCGTGGCTCGCTATCGAATGGAGCAGGATGCGGCTGCCCCGTTTGTCAATGCGTTCAATAGTTCCTTCACGGTGTTTGATGGCTTGTCCCTTTGTAATGGAAGCCACACGTTCATCACCACGGCTACAACTCAATCGAATTCAGGCACCAGTGCCTTTTCGTTTGCGGCTTTGGACGCGAACCAAACATTGATGCGGAAATTCAAGAATTCACAGGACCGGTTTATTCTTACCATTAAACCGGACACGGTGTTTGGCCCTATCGATCTTGAGACCACCTTTACTGAAGTGATTCAGTCGGATCTCAAGGCCGGAACCGCCAATAACGATCTCAACGTATTCAATTCGAAATTCAAAATCATGACCTCCCAATTCCTCGCGGATACGGATAATTGGTTCTTGATCGATTCGAGACGTATGAAAGAGTTCTTGATCTGGCAGCAGAGGATGCCGCTTGAGTTCAAAAACACGGGTGATTTCGATACCTTTGTTAAGAAGTGGGCATCTTACATGCGTTATGCCAACACGCCATTGCATTGGCCTTGGATATTTGGCCAAAACGTGTAAGGAATGGGAACATAAAACCCAACATCTAATAGGAGGATAAAATGGGAATTAAAACGGAAACAGAAAACCGACCGGCGGTTCCGGTGACTCGACAAAGCCTATCCCATGGTGAGGAACAGTCATTGGAACGTCAGATCGTTGATCTGGAAAAGCAGGCTGATGGGGCAGAAATTCAACAAGGCTTAAACTATCAGGCGCCAAATAAAGTCAATGTGCAAAAGCGAATCGCAGAATTAAGACGTATTCGTGAAACACGAAGCGTTCGAAAAGCGGTGGGGCCTGAGAGAGATTCGGTGGAAATGGAGTTGAATAAACTCATGGCTGAATTGCAAGTGGGGATGCCAACATGGAAAGAGTATTCTCACACCCGAAAAAAAGACGGATCGGTTTATAATACAGTAAAACAATGGATTATCCGGTCACAAGCAGATCCGGCGAGAACCCAAAAAATCATTCGCTGGAAATATTTGAGGCGTCGGCTAGACCCTGAAAATCCTTATATTGCCAGTACCATGAAACTGTTTCCAAAGATCAGTCAACTTTCGGACTATTGATATAAAAGTTTAACAGGAGGAGATATGAAGAAGTTTTTAAAAATGGGTCTTATGGGTGCGATGGGTTCACTCCTGATCGCCATATTTGTTTTTGCTCTACCGACTAATGTTGATGATCTCCAGTTGGATGGTAATGATATCTTGGATTCAGGTGCGACGACCCGGATCACCGTTGGAGCTACAAATGCCGTCACAGGGAATTTAACTGTATCAGGGACATTGGCACCAACAGGCAATACCAGGATTTCCAGTACAACGGTAACCGGACGGATTCTCATGGGGAACGTGGCGAATGATATCTCTACGTTTACCACCACGGCGCTGGCTTTGGATGCCGGTTTAACGGTGACGGTTAACGGGTTTATTAGCCTCCGGAATGATGCAAACCCCAATACGAATGTGACACCGGGAGCGGTTGGGCAAATCATGTTTGATAGCACAACGGGCGATCTATGCGTATCCACGGTTGCGGCTGCGGGTGGCTGGGTTCTGGTTTCCACACCCACAACGTCGTGCAGTTAAGGATTCATCTGTGCCTACGTGGAGAGAGTATCGCCTAACCCTATTCTTTGCTGGGTTCCTATTATTACCATGCCTTAGCTTTGGATATGGCCGGAGCGGAAACCTAGCGGACCCGACTTTTTTGAATATGGGAGACACAGCCATTGGGATATCCGTGTCTGTCAGTTCCGAATCCACGTCACAGGTTTATTCTATAACCACAACATCCGTTGTGGATCGTGAAGTCCTAATCCAAAACTCTAACGCTACCTTCGAGGTTCATTGTGGAACTCATTCGGCTGTTTTGGCTTCGAGTGGGAGTCGATTTTTCTTACCAACAAAAGGTAGTTTTACAACAAATGGAACCTACAACATTTGGTGTATTGCCGAATCCGGGGTTGCTTCGATTGAGGTATTGGGGGTCATTGAAAAT